GCATTCGTGATGGGGCTGGTATGGTGCATGAAGCCACTACGACCGCAAGCAAGTTTAGCGGCCCAGCGGGGCCAGAGATTGATACGTTCACCTACGAACTGACAATGGTAGGAAAAGAAAAGGTTATCAGCGGCAAAGCTACTTTGCTGGCGACGATCAAGTACAAGTGTCCTGAAGGGGAGCGCGTTGTGCAGTACCCTCGTCATGCGAATTTAAGTTTTGAATTAAAATGATTGATCCGATCACGGCACTAGAAGGGTTGCAGACTGCAATCAGTGTTGTTAAAAAAGCTAGTAAAGTGGCTAGTGATCTGGCAGGTTTAACTCCGTCAATAGCCAAGCTTTTTGATGCCAAGTCAACCGCTACCAAGGCTATGCTCCAAGCCAAGCGTACGGGCGGTAAGTCTAACCTTGGTGCGGCGTTACAAATTGAAATGGCTTTGGATGAGGCAAAGCGGTTTGAAGAGCAGTTAAAAATGTTGTTCATGCAAGCTGGGCGCATAGACGTGTGGAATGCAACCAAGGCCCGTCAAGCTGAGATGGACAGGGATGATGCCAAAGAGATGGCGGCCTTACACGCTGAAGAGAAAAAGCGCAAAGAGGCCGAGGCCGAACAGATGGAGTGGGCAGTTGCCATTGTAATTATTGTGATGTTTGTTGGTGCTGTTGGCTGGGGGCTTACACAAATTAACGAACTATGCGCTACAGCAAGGTGTGGTAGGTGAATGAGTACCAAAAACAGTTTGACCTCTTCTGTAAAGTCTTTGTCAGGCTGTGCATTGCGTGGTGGGTGTTTGGCCTGCTCCGCTTCCTGCCAGACGAATTGGCTGGGAAAATTGTCGATAAACTTCTTGGAATGATAGGACTGTAATGCTAACACTACTCTCAACCCTGATCTCGTTCCTAATGGGCGGCCTGCCCAAGATTTTGGAGTTCTTCCAAGACCGGCAGGACAAGGCGCACGAGCTGGCGTTAGCCCAGATGCAGATCACTCGTGAGCTAGAACTGCGCAAAGCGGGCTTTGAAGCACAAGAACGCATCGAAAACATCCGGTCAGATCAGTTGGCCATAGAGAGCGCGGCCAACACCCAGCAGATGTTAATTGGTGCGCAGCAAGCTGAGATGGCTGCAATCTACGCCCACGATATAAGTTTAAACGAAGGGACATCAAGATGGATGAAGGACCTCCGAGCAAGTGTACGGCCTGTTATTACCTATGGCTTCTTCTTCTTGCTGGTGTTTGTGGATATTGCTGGCTTTTGGTATGGATACTACATGAGCGTACCTTTTGATGAGATGCTCAACATGCTGTGGGACACTGAAACCCAGGCCCTGTTTGCGTCGATCATCGCGTTCCACTTTGGTGGTCGGGCTTTTGGCAAATGAACGTTTCGCCCAAAGCCATTGAGATGATCAAGCACCATGAAGGTGTAAGGCAGAACCCGTATAAATGTCCCGCAAAATTGTGGACAGTGGGTGTTGGGCACGTCATGTTTCCAGAGCAGGGTAAGTTAAAAATAGACCAACGGGACTCGTTTGTCCCTCCGCCAACAGAGATGCGCAAGCACAGCATGGAGGAAGTCAATGGAATTCTTAGAGCCGATCTGCAGCGCTTCGAGCGTGGGGTGCACACTTACTGTCCTGTCCATCTTACACAAGGTATGTTTGATGGCCTTGTTAGTTTTTCTTTTAATGTCGGGCTTGGAACACTCCAGCGTTCAACGCTTCGTCAAAAGCTGTTACGGGGCGATAAAGAAGGCGCTGCTGAAGAACTCTTGAAGTATTGCATGGCGGGGGGTAAAATTCTCAAAGGGCTGCAAAAGCGTCGCATCGACGAGCGTGCCTTGTTTCTTTCGTAGGACAGCCAATGCCGCTCAAAAAGATCATATTCCGTTCGGGGCTTAACAGAGAGAACACCCGCTACGCATCTGAAACGATGGGTAACCCTGACAGCAACACAAATGTAGCTGGGGGTTGGTACGACGCCGAAAAGGTGCGTTTTCGTTCTGGTAGCCCCGAAAAGATTGGCGGTTGGGCCCGTATCTCCACAGAAATTTTTATTGGGTTTTGCCGTTCTTTGTGGAACTGGGTGACCCTAGGCGGCTTAAACTTAATGGGCGTTGGTACAAACGCTAAGTTTTACATTGAGCGTGACGGTTCGTACAACGATATTACGCCTCTTCGGGCAACTGTAAACCCCATGCTAGGCGCACAACCGCCTGGTACCGGTAATCCATTTACCGCTACCCTAAGTTCCTCAATTATCACGGTAACCGACGTAGCGCACGGTGGGTCTACGGATGACTACGTAACTTTTTCTGGCGCAGTTGGACTGGGTGGAGTTGTCACCGCAACAGTGTTAAATGCCAATTATAAAATTACTGTCATTGACGCTAACAGTTACACGATTGACATATCCCCTGTATTAGCGGATGCAACCGACGTTTCTGGTTCTCCCGGCGGTGGCGCGGCAGTTATTGCCTACTACGAAATCCAATCCAGCCCACCCGTTCAGGTTCCGTTAGCTGGTTGGGGTGGCGGTTCATGGGGCACAGCAGCATGGGGTGTTGGCGGCACAAGCAATACTACGTTAAGACTATGGAGCCAAGCCAACTTCGGTGAAGATTTAATCTTTGCTTATCGTGGCGGCGTTATGTACTACTGGGACGCCACTGCTGGCCTAACAACCCGCGGTGTTCCGGTAACTACTCTCGCAGGCGCATCAAACGTGCCGGTCATTGTAAACAGCGTGTTTGTGTCGGATACAAGTCGGTTTGTGTTTGCGTTTGGCGCTAATGACTATTTGTCGGCTACACCAACCGCATTAGACCCTATGTTTATTCGCTGGTCGGATCAAGAGTCTGTGGTTGATTGGACCCCTAGTCCAACCAATCAAGCGGGCAGTATTCGCTTGTCCCACGGTTCAACAATCCTTGCTGCCGTACAAGCTCGTCAAGAGATTGTGGTGTTTACAGACTCGACAATCTATTCCTTGCAGTACCAAGGTCCTCCCGTTGTGTGGGGTTCACAGTTGTTGGGCGATAACATCTCCCTCCAAGGCCCCAATGCTGTTGCAATTGCCTCTGGTGTTGTTTATTGGATGGGCGTAGACAAATTCTACAAATACGATGGCCGGGTACAAACCCTACGTTGCGACGTACGCGAGTACATTTTTAGCAATATCAACACAGAGCAAAACTTGCAGGTGTTTGCAAGTACCAGCGAAGGTTTCAACGAAGTTTGGTGGTTCTACTGTACGGCGGGCAGTAATACCATTAACCGCTATGCCGTTTACAATTACGGAGAAGACATCTGGTACTACGGAACAAACTTGGGACGCACCGCTTGGAATGATTCTGGTTTGCGTAGCTACCCAGTAGCGGCTACTTACAGCAACAACCTTGTTTACCAAGAGTTCGGTGTAGATGACGACGAGTCTGGAACCCCCGCCCCAATTACATCCTATATTGAGTCCTCACAATTTGACATTGACGACGGCCACAACTTTGGATTTATCTGGCGGGTCTTGCCTGACGTGACTTTCAGGAATTCTTCAGCGGCCGTTACTCCGCAAGTTACGTTGACTTTGACACCGTTCCAGAACTCCGGTACAGGCGCTAATGTTCCAACTTCTACTGCGGGCACAAACACCGCCAGTGTTGTTCGTACATCTGTTGCACCGATTGATGAGTTTACTGGCCAAGTCTACATGCGTGTACGTGGCCGCCAGATTACGTTTCGTATTGAGTCCAACAATCTTGGAACCCAGTGGCAGCTTGGCGCTCCTCGTATTGACATCAAGCCAGATGGTAGACGAGGTAACACATGACGTATTTAATTACCTCTCAAGACACACTTACCCAAGTTGCAGCCCCTAACTTGCCACTTGCACCGATTGCGTATGACCGCCAGTACCAAGACCAACTTAACAATGTTTTGCGTCTGTATTTCAACCGTATTGATGCGTTGTTAACAAAGTTTGAGACATCAGAGGTAATACCCGCGTTGGCTACTTATACTGTTAGCACGTTACCGAGCGCGGTCACCTCTGGCGCTGGGGCACAATCATTTGTAACGGATGCTACAGCACCTACTTTTGGGTCAGCCGTTGTAGGCGGCGGTGCTGTTGCAACCCCCGTATATTCCGATGGCACTAACTGGATAGTTGGGTAACACATGCTAATTCAAACTGAATCGGGTGAATACGATGATGGTACGATGGACGATGCCACGTTTAAAGACTACGCAGTCCAAAACCTTAGCAATCCTGACGCTATAGCAAACTTTGCTAAGCAGTACAACTACGGGTTAAAAGACATATCTCGTGCCACAGGTTATGGCGAAGCAGACGTTACAAAGTTTTTTGATACCGCCAAAATTACTCCTTGGTGGGCCACCCCCGCGCCTACTCCTGCTCCTACCGCAGTAACCCCACCACCAAGTAGATACAACATTTCCTCGCCTACAGTAAACGCAGCTGCGTTGACGGTTGAAGATTTGTATCGACAATATGCTGGTCGTGAAGCTGATCCCGGGGGCTTGGCTTTTTGGAAGCAAGGGTTTGGTGACACAATTGATGCTAATGAGGTTGAGTCTTTTAAGCAAGCTATTGCAAATGCGCGTGCCGCAGGCACAGAACCGGCTGCTGCGACACCAACAGGCGGCATTACTAATGTTGCGGCTACACCAACACCACCACCGGGCGGCATCGCGGGCGAGTCGGGGGAAGATAGATTTCATCAAAGCCAAGCAGACGCTCAAGCCGCAAACATTGCCGCAAACAATGCTGATACTGGGTATAACTATGCCAAGCTGGTTAGCGACGCTTACGCCAGAATTGGGCGTACCGGAATTGGTACAAATGCAAATCAAATTGATCAAGCGGGCTACAACAATTTTTTAAACGCGCTCAAGACTGGACAAATTACGCCAGAAAATTTTGACGAAACGTTTAGTCGCTCGGTCAGTCAGTACATGGCGGACAACCCAAACGACAAATACTCTCAGTATGTAAACAGTTATTACGGTCCGTACCTTTCGGCAAACAAAGACGTAGCCGCCTCTTATGTTAAAAACAACTTTGGCATGACGCCTGAGCAGTTTGCGCAATACCACTACGATAACTATGGAGCCGATGAGGGGCGTGAGTCCCCCGGGCAATTAAAGTTTAAGACTAGCGATAGCTTTAAGAACGCGTTGGATTTAAAGAACGGTATGTTCTTATCCCCAGACGGGAGAGTCTTTTACAGTGACGGAAGAGAAGAACAAAACTGGAACGCAATAGACAAATCTACGATTGGAAACCCTAACGTAGTAAAGCTAACGAACCAGATTCTTGGGCAGAACCTGACCTCTAAATGGACAGGCGAAGGTTGGGGTTCGGCGCAAGCAAACGCAGCATCTATGGCAAGCGCTATGGCCAAAGTTGGTATCACCGACATCAACGATTTTGGCAAAGTCTCAACGTATGCACCTGTTGAGCTAGTAAACGGTCAGTATGGAAGCTACGACGGTGATGGTTACTTTAACGTTGTTGATACCAACACAGTAATAAGAGACAAGTCCGGCAACTTAGTGTCCGTTACAGGTTCAACGTGGGGCAACAAAAAAACAGGCCAAGCAATTGATCGTCAATTTGCCGCCCAAGAAGGCGCAGACATTTTTACTGGGACAACCGCGGGCTCGGGTAATACCGCTTTTCGGGCTCAGATAGGAGCAGATGGTAAGCCATATTTCTTCACCACCTATGCGTCATCAAACACGTTAAAGAAAATACTGACAGACCTAGGTCCACTTGGGCAGATTGGTCTTGCGCTTGCTACCGGTGGTTTGTCTCTTCCCCAGCAAATTGCTGCAAACTTTGCATTAAAGATAGCAAGCGGCGACGACATGAAGTCCGCTATCGCAGGCGCTGCTGCATCCTACGCTGGGTCGCTTATTCCCGGCTCGGACTTTATGAAGGATGCTACAAAGTATCTGGACGGCATTGATGCAACCGGTTTATTGTCTAAGTCACTTACGGGCGCGGCCGTCAACACAGTTCGTGGGGCTCTTACCGGGCAAGATTTAGTTAAATCAGCTTTGGATGGCGCAAGAAGCGGTGGTATCACCGGCGCAACTGATTCAATTACAAATTCTTTTGGTACTGACTTTACAAGTCTCCCCGCGTCGGTGCAGAAAGGTATTAAGAACACCTTAAGCGGCGCAATGAATGGTAAAACGTTAGATCAAACGTTTATGAATACCGTGATCGGTATCGCAAGCGACGAGATTAACAACGCAAGAAAAGCTGCAACGCCAACTACGCCTACAGCCGCTACGCCAACTACGCCTACAGCCGCTACGCCAACTACGCCTACAACAGTTAAAGTTGATGACGCGGTTGCTAAAGTTCTTAGCCCTACACCAACAACTAATACGTACGATGGGATTGATGATTTAGTAACGGATGTGCTGAGGACTAAGGACGTTACCCCAACAATAACAACGCCTACGACCACGGTAAAGATTGACAACGATATAACCCAAATTCTGGAAGAATCTGGCCTGACCCCATCAACACCCACCCCAACCGTAACGCCAATTACGGACCCAGAGTGGGGTGACTTAGATGGTTCTATTGCTCGTAACAACGCGGACAACCAGCTACGCGCAACTATCCAAAGTACCAAGAAGTTTGACGACGCGTACGCGTTAGCACGTAAAGAACTCGGTGCAAATAAAACGTTTAACTGGTTTAACCCTGCAACCGGCAAAGTAGAAAGTTTTAGTACAGCAACTTCTACTGAGCGCCCGGACCTAAACGTTAAGTCAATTGACAGACTAAACGCTACAAACCTTGCAACAGTTACTGATGCGTCAAAAACAGTCGCGCAACAAAACGACACAGCAGCGCGGACTGCTTCATGGGATCAATTGCTTAAATCTGACGATAGCTGGAATGACGCAAAGCTAGTAGGTTTAAACAGAACGTTGGTTACTGCCAACGCACCTAACGAAAACCCTGCTGAAACCCAGCGGTTAATGGAAGCCGGTGAACGTGAGGGTTCTAATCTTAGCGCTGTAGGTAAACAAATATTGGCAACTGCCGCTCGTGGCGCGGGCAACTTTATTACTAACGCAGGTAACACCTATGCGCAGTTAACAGGTGACTTTGATTACAACAACGTCACTACAAAACTTGGGCAGGAGATTGAAGCTTACGCTAAGTCCAAAGACGCTTACGGGGTTGACGTTCAAAAGAACAGGGTTATGCAGGCTGTGACCCAAGCCGAAACAGCAGATTTTTGGGACAAGCCTGTAATTATTGGCAAGGCTATCTACAAAAACGGTTTCGGCGCGTTTGACATCATGGGTTCAGAGGCTGTAGAAGACATGCCGGAAACCGTGATTCAAATTGGTGCGGCAATTATGACGGGCGGTGGCTCACTCTCTTTAAATGCTGCTCGTTTTATTCAAGGTAGTACAAGTCTCTTAGGTTCTTTTTTAGAGGTGTTTGGTTCTTCAGGTAAAGAGGTATACCAAAAATCTATAGCCCGAGGTGATAGTAAACAAGTAGCGCAAGATAAGTCCTACATTGGAGCTACGCTAAACGCCCTTGCTGAGATGGGCCCTGACTTTATTGCGGACAAGGCACTTGTTGCGCCGTTGATGAAAAACTTCGTGGATAAAACGTTGGCGAGTACCGCGTCAGGGTACGTAACTAGCGCAACGGCCGGTACGCTCTCTAACTTTATTGCCGGTGCTACGCAAAACTACATCACTGCATACACTGTAGACCCCAAAACAGCTAGTTGGGATAAAGCTATCTCTAATGGTTTCTTTGAAGCCTACATTGGTGGTACGGTTCAAACAGCTATGTCAACGCCCGGCGCGGTTATAGACACTGCTGCAATTATTGGCAGGGATTACTCAGGTAAGCCGGTTACGCTTGCGCAAGTTCAAGCGGGCGCAAGCAACATTGACTTATCAACTGTTAAACCAGAAACAGTAATTGCAAAAACGCCAGAAGGTCAAAACCTAACCGTTGGCTCTTCTATGTTGTACGGGGATAGCATAGGTCTTGGTACAGACATTACCGGCGATTTCTTGCCAGCTAATTTAACATCTGGTGACGTTGTAGTTGCCACAGACATAGCTGGTAGAAAAGTTACGCTTGACGAAGCTTTGTCCGGTAACCCAAACAGCCCATACACCGCTAATTTAAACAAATACATTGACAGCGTATTGGGCCCTGACAAAGTAGACCCTATCCTTGGTAACGGTGATCTCTTCACAGTCCCAAGCACGCCCAAAGCCATAGTTACAACGCCTACTACACCGACAGCTACAACGCCTACTACGCCGACAGCCACAACGCCTACTACGCCGACAGCTACAACGCCTACTACGCCGACAGCTACAACGCCTACTACGCCGACAGCTACAACGCCTACTACGCCAACAGCTACTACGCCTACTACGCCGACAGCTACAACGCCTACTACGCCGACAGCTACAACGCCTACTACGCCGACAGCTACAACGCCTACTACGCCAACAGCTACAACGCCTACTACGCCGACAGCTACAACGCCT